CTCGAGCGCTTTCATGAGGGCTTCGGGCGTGTGCTCGAACCGCGCGAGCAGTTCTCCGGTGCGCACGGACGCCTGCAGCTTGACCGGTGCCTCGATTTGATCGGCGAAGCCGCGTTCCTTGGCCTCGCTGGCCGTCATCCACGTCTCTGCGTCCATCATGGCGACGATCTCGTCGTCGGTCAGGCCGCACTTGTTTCGGTAAGCAGCGACGATGCCGTCGCGTGTCTTGTCGAGCAGCTCGGCGGTCTTGCGCAATGCCGCGGCGTCGCCGGCGGCGATGGTCCAGGCGTTGTGGATCATCATCATGGCGTTTTCGGGCATGACGATGGTGTCACCGGCCATGGCGACGAGTGACGCGGCCGAGGCGGCAATGCCATCCACGCGCGCCGTGACCTTGCCGCTGTAACGGCGCAGTGCGTTGTAGATGGCAAAGCCGTCGAACACATCGCCGCCGCCGGAGTTGACGGCGACGAGGACTTCATCTGCGTCCTTGGCTACGGCGTCGAGCTCGTTGACGAACGCTTTGGCGGTGGTGCCCCAAAAGCCGATGTCGTCGTAAATGCGCAGTTCTGCGACCGTCTTGCCAGCGGCGTTGCGCGCGGCCTTGAGGTCGTACCACTTCCTCTGTTTAGCTTTCATCGTTGGTGTGTTCCTGGTTGTCGGTCACGTTGCCGGCGCTGTCGCGCCTGCGCGCGTCCGAGTCGAAGACAAGGCCAAGCCTGTCGGCGCGTTCGTTGTCGGCGGCGTTTTCGGCATCGGTGGTTTCCGGGTCTTCGCCCTGCGCGAGGATCGTGGCCGAGCGACTGGCGAGCCCCGCGCGGATGGCGATGCGCTGGGCCTGTACGTCTTGCACCGGGTTGATGTACGGCCAGCCCTGCGGCACCCAGCGCACGCGCTGATAGAGACGCCGGTTCCGGTAGTAGTCGGGCATGGGCAGCACGCCGGACAGCGCTACTGCGTCTGTCCAGGCGGCCCACACGGGGCGGCAGTACTGGTGGATGAAGACGTTCCACTGCAACTGCTCGAGCTGGCGCCGGAACTCGCCAAGGATCACGCGCAGCGCGCGATCGCTGACGTCGCGCAGATCGCCCGTGAGCACTTCGTACGGCAGGCCCACGGACGCGGCGGCGGCCATGAGCTGCTGCCGCATGAACGGGCCGTAGTCGGTGCCGGCGCCGGGCGGTTCGGCAAACTGAACCTCCTCGCCCGGGAGCAGTTCCTGCAGGGAGCCGGGCTCCATTGATGTCAGCGGCGTTCCGTCGACATCCATGTCTGCCGGCTGATTTGTCAGCGGATCAAGCTTTGAGCTGGTCGGCGCTGGCCGCGTGATGAAGCCCGCGAACAGGTTCGCCACCTCCTGCCGCACGAGCACAGCGTCGTCGAAGCTGTCGAGCGTGTGCAAGCGCAAGAGCACCGTCGCCAGCGCCGAGCAACCCCGCACGGCACCCGGCCGCACCGGCTCGAATACGTGCTGGATCTCGGCGGCGGGCACGCGCACCGTTCCTGCCTGCGTGGCCGCGCGCCCTGCCTCGCCCGGGTGCCGGCGGTGCAGGTGGTATGCAACGCGATCGCCATCGCGGTCGAACTCGACACCGGAGACGATCTCGCCGCCATTGGGCAGCATTTGATTCAGGTTGGCTGGCAGGTGGTCGGCTTCGAAAAGTTGCACCTGCAGCGGCACGCAGAGGCCACGTTCGGGGCGGCGCGGGCGGACGCGGTTCAGAACCTCCCCATCGGTGAACAAGGCGCGGGCGGCCAGCGTCTGCAAGCCGTAGAAGTCGAGCAGACCATCGGCGTCGGCTTCGAGTACCCAGTCGCTCCACAGCTCTTTGAGCGCGCTGCGTACGGCCAGATCGGGATGCTCGGGGTGCGGCACGATGCCGGTACCGATGGCGTTGGTCACCAGACCGGCAATCGCTTTCTTGGCCCATGGGTCATTGCGGACGGCACTGCGTGCCCGCGTGCGGATGGTGCCGAGGTTCTGCGTGACAGAGGCGTTTGGCCCCGCGCCCGAAGTGCGCCACGCGCGGCCCCGGCTGCCGGTGGTGCCGCCAGCCTCGTATGCCTGCGCCCGAACCGCCCGCTCCGCCGGCAAGACGAAACCCAACTGGCCCAGCGCAGGGTATCGGGTCATGTCACCCCCTTCCCGCCCGAGCGCAGCCGGATCACCCGCGATGCCGGTGCGGCGTCTTCGAGGTTGCGGACGATCTCGCTGCGGATGCGCAGCATTTCGTCCACCGAGCGGTATCGGGCGCGCCGGTCCTGAAACTGAACCTCGAGCTCGCCCTTCACCAGTGCACGCTCGATGCGCTGGAGATCTTGCTTCTGNGNANGCNNTAGCATTTCGTCCACCGAGCGGTATCGGGCGCGCCGGTCCTGAAACTGAACCTCGAGCTCGCCCTTCACCAGTGCACGCTCGATGCGCTGGAGATCTTGCTGTGTGTAAGCCATGCGGTTCTCTATCGTCGTTTGAGGTAGCGCGACGCGGCCACGCGGCGGCGTGTGTGCGCGGTGCGCGGCGGCTCCGCGGCCGGTGGTGCGGCGGGTTGTGGTGGCGCTTCGTCGTTGACGGGCGCCGCGGCAAACAAGCTGCCTTGATCGAAGTGCATGCGCAGCCGGCGCCAGTCGGGTTCCTGATACTTGTGAACGCCGAGGTAATACGCGACGGCCAGGTTGTAGACGTTCAGGTCGAGAATCTCGTTGCGGTCGCCGCGCGCCTTGACCCACTCGGTGCGCGGGTAGCCCTTCACGTAGCGCACGATCTGCTTCTCGGCGGTGAGCTGCTTGTAGAACTCCAGCGGCAGGTCGTTCGAGAAGTGCAGCGCGCCAGGGCCGCTACCCAACTTGAAGCGGTTGTAGATCCAGTCCTTGGCGGTGTCGGTGCCGACGATCCACAGTTCGGCACCGTCGACCTCGGTGGTGCCCTGCCATGTCACGTCCACGCGCGACGGGCGCTGCGCGATCACCGGCTTGTTCGGCTTGCTGGCGCCTTTGACGGCCAGCACGTGGCGCCACTGCCGCAGGCGCGTGAAGTGATAAACGTCCTGCGTGTGGCTGCCGCCGGAGTCGATGGCAACGGCGCGGATCTGCATGTCCTTGCCGGAGGCGTGCAGGAACGTTGCCTGCAGGGCTTCGTCGAGCGTCGCCCACAGCGCGGGGTCGGACGGGTCGCCCATGAAGACCTGGTGATCGATCGTCCAACGCTCCATGCCCTCGCCCCAGCCCATGATGAGCAGTTCGAGGCGGTCGTCCTGTGTGTCGACGGCGGCGGTCAGCAGTAGCGCGCCGGCGGGCACGGTGCGCAGGCGGTAGTCCTCTGCGCGGTCACGCAGTTCGTCTGCGCTGGTGCGCTGCTGGGCGTTGTCCCAGACGCGCGCGAGACGCGTGTTGTAGAACACCTGCATCAGGCCCGGATCGCCCTTCTCTTGTGCCAGCTTGGCCTCGCGGTGTTCCTTGATGAGCGCGCGCCAGGACACCCAACCCAGCGGCGAATACACCGTCGACAGGTGGAAGCCGACCGTCTCGCCGTCGCCTTTGGCGTGCGGGATCCAGCGGCCGGTCTTGAAGAGCGCGGGCTTTTCGTGCTCACGGATGCGGTAGAAGCACGCGGGGCACTCGCAGTAGACGTCGCTCAAGTCGTCGCTTGCGCGCAGCTGCTCGAATTCGAGGATGTGCTCGTGGCCGCAGTGCGGGCAGGACACGTAGTAGTGGCGCTGGTCGCTCTGCGCGTAGAGCTCGGCGATGCGCGAGGCACCGTCGATCGTCGGCGAACTTGTGTAGTAAAACTTGGCGTTGCGGCCGAACGTGCTGGCGCGCTTCTCGGCGATGCCGATGGGGTCGCCTTCGTTGTTGAGGTCGCGCACCCAGCGGTCGATTTCGTCGCCGTACACGTAGCGCGCGGAGACTTCGGCCAGGTTGGCGGCAGAGCCGGCGGTGTTGATGAAGAGCGTGCCTTTGCGGAAGTCTTTGCGCTCGGCGGTGTTGGCAGCGTCGCGCGAGCGGGCCGATGCGACGCGCTCGCGCAGGACGGGTACGGCATCGATTGTCTTGGCCACACGTGCGGAGAAGCGGCGTGTGAGGTTCAACGTCGGTTGCAGCGCGAGGAAGTTGGCCGGGGCGCGGTGGATCGTCGCCGAGATCCAGTTCAACGCGACCTGCGTCTTGAACAACTGCGACGCGACCATGGCGACCACGCGCAAGCACGGATGCGCGGGCGACAGGCACTGCATGGGCTCGACGGCGTACGGCGTGCGCGCGGAGCGGTATGGCCCGGTTTCGGCGGCGCCCGATTCGTCGGGAATCACCATGAATTCTTCGGACCACTGGTCTACCCACAATTCGGGGTCGGGCTTCAAGCCGGCCAGGAAGGCGCGGGCGAACAGTGTGGCTCCGTCGGGATGGCTCACGATGTGTCGATGGGCTCCATGGAGCCGTACCTCTCTTTCCCCGCGCGCGACAGGTCGGCCAACTTGCCGCGGTCGGGATCGTTGATGGATTCGGAAAGCACTGCGGCGCCGTGGTCGATCATGTCGTCGAGCACTTTGCGCAGTGCGGTTTCGAGATGGCGCTCGACGGCCCATGGGTCGGTCATCGAGGCAAGCTCGGGTGCGATCTGGCGCGGCAGGCCCATGATCCGGTCGCGCAGGTTGGCGCCGATCTTTTCGGCGGCGTCTTCGACGGCAATGCGACTGACCAGCAGGCCGGAGACCCACTGGTATTCGGTGCGGGCTAGCTGTGCCTGGTAGTACTCGCGTTCGGCGCGGGCGGCTTGGAAGTCGTGGCCGAGGGATGGGTCGGCATCGGGCGTTGTGTCTCTGGCGCTGTAGACGTCGCGGTCGATGCGGGCGGCTTCGTGGCGGGCGCGGACGGCTTCTTTGGCGGGGTCGGCGCCGCGCTTGATCTTCGCGAGCGTGGCATCGACGTCGACCAGCTTGCCGTCGGGCGTGGTGACCAGCTTCCCTTCTTTGCCGAGCTTGGTGACGTAGCTGGGCGACCAGTTCTGGTGCGCCGCGAACGCGGAGCGCGTCAGAAGGATCGTTTCACTCATGATTTCACCGTTTCACCTCATCGGAGGTGAATTTCACTAAGCTGGAAAACTGGCCGCTAACGAAGAGTCGCGGGTGCCCGCCCCCGCAGTACCCCTTGAGCCCAGGGGCCCCCGGCCTTATAGCGGGGTGGCCGATCGGTCCATGTGCCAGAATGGCAGCAGCACATCCGAGAGTCCGCGGCGACATATGACTGGCAACCAACAAGCAACGAGCGGTGATCAAGGCAGCTTCTTGCTAGCCTCGTTTCCTGCAGCGCTACGCCCAGAAGCGGCCATCGTCGCAAGCTTGATCGGAAGCAAGAATGTGGCTCATCCCGAATTGCCCATCGTTGTTCGAGGCGAATCGCTCAATATCCCCTATCGAGTTTTCCCCGATCCCGATGCGGGCCCTTGCGCAGATCTAAATGAAGTGCAAGCGCGGATATATGCATGCGCTCTGACGAGACATCATGATGGCCATGTCCGGCAGCGGCAGCTCGAGCAGATCGTTACGTTGTCCGAGCCTTGGGTAGTGCCTTTTGTTGTACAGCTATGCGGCGAGTATGTTGCTGAGATTCTCGATGTCGTCGAGGAACACTTGCCAGCCATGCATGCGCCCGCCTATGGCGAGTTCTTTCGGGAGAATCCACGATTCTTTCAGCAGACGGAGAGCCGCATGACCAGTTACTGGGATTGCTACTATCGGTGGGTGTACAAACGGAAAGCCGACTACGTTGGGTTCAGGCTCTTCAACCAATTCCGCGCATGGCAGGCTCTGGCATAAAGACCTCCGCCGAGTAATGGCGGCCGTTGACAGTCAGAAAAACCAGCGCCACCACTTTCTCTTCGGCAGCACGATATTGCGGGCGCGCTCTTCAATCGAAGGCTGGCTCGTTCGAATGCGATCTCTGTGTTGAATGGGTTCGCCGTTCTCATGCCATCCATCAAACGGCATGGTGAACTCGTCAATGTTGCCTGCGTCCATCGTTGCCTGCCGGAGAACCTCCGCGAACGCTTCTTCGCCCACCCACACCTGTTCGTCTCCGTCCGCCAGATACCAGCCCTGCGATTCGGCTGCCATGGCCCCTAGGATCAACTGCTGGAAAGTTGCGGCGGAAGGGGAACGACCTGATGAGGTGCGTGTGTGGACTGCAATCTCGTATTTGCGGACGCCTCGCGGTGCATAAGAATGGTTTTCCGCCGAGCGGGGCGCTGTCCAGTACTCGAACGCTGTGAGAAATGGTGCGGCCGGCTCTATGCGAGAAATTGATTCTGGACATTCATGCACGGCAAGCCACAGCGTACCGCTTCCCGGTGTTTGCAAAAGTGTTGCGCCCGGGGGCAACGTCACCTTAAAGCCATGGGCGGCCAGTCGTTGCAGCACACGGCGGTCCAAATCTATTCCGGAGGAGCGCAGATAGGCACTCGTCGACAGGCTCATGCTCAGCTTCTTTTCAGAGGAAGGGGCATTAATGTTGCAACGCGACGAGAATAAAAACAACGTGTGCGCGCCTTGGCGTAGCCGCCAACACCAGTCCACCTCGCAGGACCAACGCCCAACAAAACAAAAAGCCCGACACAGCAATCCGGTCGGGATTTCATTTTCTATGGGCGTGCGTCGCCCCACGAACCGAACTTTAAGCGACGCCCCCACGCCCCATCAATACTCGACACCGAATTTCACAATCCACGGCCTAATCGCCACCTTCGCCGCCGCATACGCCAACGGCTGCCGCAGCCCAGCGCGCGGGTTCCGCCACACGCCCGGCCCGAGCCTGTTCCGGCACTCCACCCGAATCGCCAGCGCATGGTCGCCCGAGATCGCCTCCATCGCCGCCGCCACCTGCTGC